TCTGCAATCGATAAGGCGTCTGTTGATATTAGTAATAAGAATAATCAGACTGCATCCATTCAAACGAATAGTATTGACACATCTAAGAAAATGGTCAACAGCAACAACGTGAATGTGAGACGAACCAGTGTATCTCTCCCACCTGTTGAACCATCATTCGATAACTACCAGAAGGCTCTAGTATAAAAAAGGGGACGCGGAAAGGAATAACGCGCCCCCTTTACTATGTTGGAAGGAAAACTCAAAAACCCCCCAATATAATGTTGGTGATGGAATATGCTAAAACATCACCAACATTAACTCTTTAGTCGTCTTCGTTCATAAGAGCTGCAAACGACTTAAGATCATCATCCTCATCTACATCGAGACTTGGAGCTTCTCTGGATACCTTCTCCTTAAGTGAAGGCTCTACCTGTTCTTTAGGCTCATCATCCATCGTAACCTTTTCACCAGTGGAAGAATCTTCATTCAATTTGAATGCTCGAACAACTTCTTTCTGAAGATCATCGTAGCTCTTGTACTGGCTAGGATCGATGAAGGCTTGAAGGGAATAACACTGATCCCAAAATGCCTTGATATCTTCATCCTCATCTGCTACAGCAGTAGGAGTGTCAAACTGAGAGTCCGCATAGGTGCGGAACTTAGCAGTACCCTTGATATCATCTCTCATACGAAGACGTAGATTAGCACCTTCCCACATATCGAATGGGTTTAGTGCATCCTGATCTTCGAACTTTGGATTGAGCTGACCATTGATCTTGTCAAAGATACTCTGACCAAACTTGTACAAGAACACCTTACCGTTGTTCGCAGAATTTGCTGGATCAGACACCACAAGAATGTTTGCGTAATAGTTTAGCTTACGCTTTGAGTTGTCACGAATCCACTGTTGCTTTGATTTATCTTCAGTTGCCCACACCTCTGAGTTATGGTCACAAACTGCACAGTCTCCCTTGATAGAAGTTGGGCAATTTTCGAAGAGCCAACCACCCGGACCCTTGAACCCATGCTCGAACACACGAACGAAAGGAACATCTTCACCTTCAGGTGGTGCAAGAAACCGAATGGTTGCTGTGCCGTTACCAGCAGAGTCAGCAGTAGGTTTCCAGATACGAGAATCTGCCTCATGTCCACCAGACTTAAGCTTGTCGGTCTCCTTAAGGATTTTGTCTTTCAACGAATTGCGATTCTTTTTTAGTGACGCGAATGCATCTGCCATGTTATTAGTACTCCTATAAGATTATATGTTTTGTTATCCACGACAAAATAATATAAATTTGGTTATCCACGTCTTACATTGTATATGGTCTATTTATACCATATATCATCTTAATAGTCAAACCTATTCTGATTTAAATCTTCACTTTTTGCATTATCTGAATTCCTGATTGACATAAGCAAATCCTCTTTCTCCATCTCCAAATGACGGACTTGCGTTTTGAGTGCATCTACCTCATTTTCAAGATTGGTTTTGTCTTCCAAAGTCTTGGTTGATAATTCAATAAGACTGGCATTTTTCTCCATGATTATATCCAGAGTGTCTCTAAGATTTTCCATCGTTCATCACCTTCCTAACAATATTTCTGAAAACATTCTTGTCATAACCAAGTACAACAAATCCACGCATAGACTGAATTTCCTTCGCACTGGTTTCAAGAACGATGTTGTCGCACTCCAGCCACTTGTCTGTGAACTTGAAGAGCCAATCGAGCACAGCTATAGAATAGCCAGAGATACCGATTTTCTTAAGGTTGATGTCGAATATGTCGTCGTAGGCTATACCAGTCTTATGACAATGATCAACGATCAATCGCATATCATTTTCGAAGAGGTATGGGAGACGTGCAATATCTCTTTCCCACTCGACCATATAATCAGCAGACAACTCCCTGACCCACATCTTACCACCCAGTACCTTATTTGATACGAAGAGGGTTACCAGCTTTTGAGGTGTGTGTTTTGCTTCCAGTCTATGGAAAAAGTATTTGTCATTCCGCTTAAGAAATGATTCCTCTGTTACACGGACCTTACCGTTATACTTAAAATAATCGTAGCTTTCCAATTCAAAGTGTGATTTAATGGCTAGGTATGTGCGGTATGCATTGTACCCAGCGTAGATTGAATCATGAGACTGCATCTCTATTTCATCATCCTAAGATGGTTAGCCTCTTTTTCGATTTTCTTTTTGAGCGTTGGTGTGATCAGCTTAGCAGCAGCTTCCAGCTCCATACCAGTCTTTTCACAATAGTTCACTACAGCATCCATGTAAGATACACCTACAGACTGATGTACGAACTTCTCAATTTTCTTTGAAAATTCTGTCTTGGTTTTCATATGCTCCCCACACTTGTTCTAACAATGTCTTTAGGATCGATACCATTAATCCAGTACAACTCCAGAGCAATGGTATCTTCAAGAGCCACAAATCTATGGTACTCACCGGGCGGAATTGCAGTGAACTCACCCTTTGTTAGATTCGTGACATCAATCAGATCATAGTCTTTTTTGTGTGCCTCGATATCTAACGAACCAGAAATGACATAGAAACCATTCCATTTGTGGGCGTGTTCGTGTAAAGAGCAGGTACCACCTTCAAGAATTTCAATGCGATGAAGCTCCACCATAGGTGTTGTGAGTAGTGTGGTTGTGGTACCCCAAACCTTACCTGAAATCATTCAACAAGGTCACAGACTTTGTTTAGACCAAAAGCAGTATCCATGACCTTACAGTTGTACACAACACCTTCCGAGAAACGATACAGCTTCCCAAGAATTCCATTTTCCTTCATTTGCACACTATTTCTCCCATTTGGTGTTAGTAGTCAACACTATAGCATTTGTGGTATCAAAAATCAATAGATATTTAGTTATTTCCCATTACACCATATTAAATATTGCGTTAAGAATGGAGAAATGCCTAATGCGAGTAGAAAATATGGTTACCAACAACAGCAGTCTCTGTAAAGGCATCAGCCCACCAAGGAGATGTATAATCTGCATGATAGAATAATGCGCCGTTAGTGATATCTGCCATTGTGTCCATATTTTCTACCATGATTTCAGCAATCAATTTGGAATTTTTCCATGCCGCTTTTTCTTTTGGCATATCACTCAGACCATCACAGAAAAATGAGAACTGACAATTGTGTAATTTTCCCGGCCTACGGTTCTCTTTCACCACATCGCATATTGTGTTGGGAAATTTCTCTGATCTTAATCTGTTTAGAACAACATTTGCAACGGCAATTTTCCCTGAAACCGTTTGATTTCTTGCTTCAAAATAAATTGCGAGAGCCAAACAGTTTATCTCTTTATGCTTCAATTCAGCACCCCAACTCTCACCAAGCATAACAAACGTGGCAATCATCAGGGCCAGAAACGTAAGAACGATTTTTACAGGATTGTTGATCATGCCTTATTCCGATACCAATCTATTTTGAGATTATTGTATTATTACTAACCTCTACTTGTTTGGGGGACGACCCACACCATTCTTTGCACGGATTGCACGAAGCTCTTCACCAGTCCACTTAGATGGGCGGTGCCACTTACGACTTCCGTTTGGCCAATTTTGACGACCATTGGAAACCATTTTCATGGTGTCCATGAGGGAATCATTGAAACCCATGTCGTCAATTTTGAAATTGAATTTGATATTTTCCATTATGAACTCCTGATATTAACTCATTTTTAGATTGTACACAATCAATCAATATGTGTCAAGCCTAAAAGATAAAACCAGATCGGCATACGAATACCGAACGTCTTGGGTTGTTTTTGGAAATTTCAAGAGCATACTCTTCCAGTTTTGCCTTATCATTTCCAAATTTACGATCTTCAAAATCGTTAGGACCAACCCTTACCACTACTTTGTAGGCTGGGCCATCTCTATACTTCTTATCACGGATTTTCCATGTTGCGTTATTAGCTGCCATATTAATATCTCCTAGTCTTATTTGTCTTTTTCAATCCTTCTAAGTAGTTCATTATAACACAGAAGTTGATATTACTCCATTTCCTCATGAACTCGGATCATGTGATCTCCATTATATATGTTCAAAGTTGTTGTAGGGTTCTCCACGCCTTTCGGTAGCTACTTCCGTATCTCGCTTCTATGAACGGCACGTCTGCTTTTCCTACAACAACTTTGAACTCAGAATTAGTGCCGGGTTTCTGTTTCAAGGTACCCGGCGAACCCATGAGATTATGCAGCTAGTGCAGTAACCCCAGTGTATGCATCGTTATCGTTTGCATTTAACGTTGTGTTGCCTTTACGGAGCTTCCTTCCGACTATCTAAAACTCGCCCGTCTACGCCTGTCGATCCTATTTCGCCCCCATCAGAAACACAACCGCTTTCTATTGTGCTTCTGGTGAAGGCGGGGGGTAGTGCGCCCCCGTCCAAACGCTTATTTGCTCATCCTCAAGCAATAGCATACTACTTATAACACCTTTCTTTCACTGTGTCAACGTTTTTTTAACACCACAATCAAACCAACATACATTACAAGCACATACAGTATGTATATATGGATGATTATACTGGATATACTTGGGCCAAAAAACATCGCTGTAAAGACCAACGCGATCCATGCAGGAACAAACATAACAAATAGCAGACCTATCCACTTCAGGGATACCGCTATGTCATCGACCATTTCGATAATCTTTATATGCTGAAATTACATAACACAACTGGCCAATACTAAAACCCATTATACAGGACGCTATGAGGGATAACCAGAAATATCCAGTAGTTACCAAAATAAGCCACAAGACTATAGCCATCACAGTGCTTGCCGTATAAAAGATAACGTCATCCTTTAATTTATTCATGGACTAAGCTCATCTTCAAGAGTTTCTATCCTTTCACTGATCAAATCGCGAAGGTCTAGCATGTTATCGAGTGTCTTCCCAAGAGGAACCCTTGTGTCACCATACAGGTTATCAATAGCCCGTTTAGCCTGTTCAAATTTAGTCAGCATTATTAACTTCCTTCTACAGTAGTGAGAGAAAGAATGCCAGCAGTATCGGCATAACCAACACCACCAGCACCCATATGATGATGAGCCATTTGATTATGCGAAACATTCACATATCCATCATCAGTTGATTTTTTGACATTGTGTAACCGGATTTCACCCAATCTTCACGCATACCCTTCAGCATAAAACCGATTGCTGGACCAGACTTGTAACCCACATCGATCAGGTCTTGACCACGTACCGGAAATTCCGGCACTTTGGTGTTACGGACTTTATCCAGTAGCTCGTATTTTTCACGCATGTACAGGATATCAGTGATCCATTCAACAGGTGTGCCATCAATCAGTTTATCAATGATCCTATCCATTTCGTTCATGCAAAAACTATTATCTGCGATGAATTTCATCTGCTTACGCTCATCATTGCTGACACAGTACATGTCACAGAACTGATCTACGTTATGACGAACCATAGCAGCAATCAGAGATACCGGGCTTACGAAATTTGGTGTGTTGTCTGGAACTACCGGAGCCGTGTACACAAAGCCGGGAATAAGCATATCAAACAGACCATCATTTTCAGCGACTTCAAACGCATCCGTGCTTGTGAAGATCATCTTCAGTTCAGACCAAATACGCTCAACACTTACTGGAGCAAGTGCCTTCTCATCAGCCTGCAAAAATTTGCGAATTGCAGTCCGTGAAGGTCGGTCATAGTGTGGCCAAGTGATTTTGGCACCCATCCGATAGAAGCGCAGAATACGAAGAACATCTTCCTCAATGCGCTGAACAGGGTCACCGACAAATCGAATGATCTTCTTCTCAATGTCATCCTGTCCACCAAACGGATCGAAGACATTTCCTTCGAAGTCCATAGACATTGAATTCATGGTGAAGTCTCTACGGCCTGCATCAACTTCCCAGTTAGTCGTGTATTCCACTTCAGCATGGCGACCATCAGTTTCGGCGTCAACACGAAGTGTGGTAACTTCATACTTCTCATCACCGACACACATAGTTATTGTGCCATGATCATACCCGGTTGCAATAGGACGGACCTTTGAATCACACATAGCGATCATCTGATCAGGCGTGGCTGTGGTAGCCATGTCTATGTCCTTCGGCACTTTACCAAGGAGAGCATCACGAACACAACCACCGACAAGGCGAAGCTCATAGCCATTCGATACGAAAAGCTCATTGAGGGTTCGCATGTCTTCAGTAAATACGAATGTGTTGCTAAGCATCAAACTTTCCTCTATACCACTTATTGAACCATGCTCTATCAGAAGCAGTGGTCTCCCGCCAAGGGTCTTGATTAACTCGTTTCAGCCCAATCTCTGTATCATATTCCACGGCCATAACTTCAGTGCTGGTGAATGATAGGCTGGTCTCTGTGATCAGAAAGTTTCCATTATCAGTCTTTGAGTAACTTAACATCATAATCTCCTTCAGTGCCCATTACATATACCCTAGTTACGTGCGGGCGTCAAGCGGTTTATCGATTGACTACCACAACAGAACCAAGGGTAACCTCTTCAAGAACATTACAAACGTTGTCATAGTCCCCAGACATCATCCGTACACACCTACAGAATAAAGAGCCTCATGGTACCCGCCAACTCTTTGACGGTTATCTCTTTAAGCTCAATCTTCATGCGCCGTGCCGTCGCCGAATTACAATACGTTTATAAAGCGGCTTTTTATCCACTACAGGGCCATTCCAAGATAGCGTCTTACCGCCAGATATCGCGTCAACTTTCTTCGCACCTAATTCTTTACCGTGTTGGCCATTATTGAAACTACCAACTATTTCAAATTGCGATGGACTATACTTGTCCAAGAACGTAATCGGGACCCCCATTTCCCCATCGTAATCAACTGGAATATCCTTTACCCGGCTAACCTCTATAGCATCATAATTGTCATAAGTAGGATATTCTCCCGGCGTGTATTTTTTATATAACACTATATCTTCGTGTTTTTTAGAAATATCTATATTTGTATACCAAGTGACGTTTCCGAACTTCACCAAACCCGTCGTTTCGTCGTAAACCCCCTTTGCAAACTCTTTTGCGTACGGAGTAGCAAAGTAGGCGTTTCCTCCTTGAAAACCATATCCACGCCAGATTTTGTCATCCTTTATTAGTTGGAATATCTCCCTGTAAGTTGCCGCATTAACGCTTCCGATAACGATAAATTTTTTATCAAATTCGATTAGTTTCTGTATGTACTCGCGAAACAAGGAGAATGGGGGATTTGTAACAACAATATCTGCGCCCTTAAGAAGCTCTATGCACTCTTCACTTCTGAAATCACCATCACCTTTAAGTTTCGTAAATCCAATCTCTTCCGCATCAGGTATTCGGTTCCCATTTTTATCCCCTTCGTACTCAAGATAAATTGCGCGCTCTGACTTGTTCTCACTAAACAAGCCCATGTCTTGGTTTTTATAGCAGGTTGTAATAAGTTTTTTTAAACCAAGCTTCTCAAAGTTATAAGAGAAGTAATGAAAAAAGTTGCTAACCCGTGGATCATCGCAGTTGCAATATACAGTTTTATTTTTGAAATTCTTTTTGTAATGTCGCAACTCGCGTTCGATATCAGAAAGCTGAGTGTAAAATTCATCTTTCTTTGCATCTCTCGCACTATTTAGATTTCTATTTTTTGTTTCTGCCGTCATCATCCAACCAATGTTTGCGCGTTAGAATACTTAAGAATTAGAAATAGGATTATCCCTACCGTGAGTGTAATTTCCATAATAATCTCCTACGATCTTGGGACAGAATTTGGTGAATACAACGTACCATCAGGACCGATACACCAAGCCTTTCGGTTCCCAATAACTTTAGACACTCCTGTAGCCTTAGATACAACAGTGTCGTTAGCTGGAGTTGTCGTGAGATGATGTGCTCTTGCCACACAAGCTGATGGGTTGTTAATTTGTTCAATCCTATAACTGAAAGGCTTCACCGGATTACCGGGAAGAAACAGCATCACGACAACGAGAAATTCACCTACCATATCACCACTCCATAACTTTGAACTGGTGAGAAACCCCAGTAGGACCAACATAAGACCAAGCTTGACGATCATGAAGTGTACATCCAGAAAGAATGAGCAAGCTAATCATCAATGCGGGAATCATCTTCAATATTGAAATATACAAATGGACCTCCATAGATACAACGGTTATCGGGATTTGTTTTTAGGTTTGAGTCTCGCCAACATTCGCTACATACCTTGCAGACAGTAGGAACATAACCATTCTTTTTCCAATCAAACAAAGCTTAAAGAGGGGTATTTCTACCCCTCTCCCCTAGTTAAGCTGCTTCAGCGAAAGCAACTGCCTTCTCAAGAGCAGCTTCTTTACGATCCCGGTTCACACCGTACCAAGCGGACTGCATCCGGGTATCTGCTTCGTGTCCCAGAAGGTGATCCGTCATGAACGTCACCGAATTGAACGCTGACCACCAAGAACCCTTTGCGAAGTCAGCACCCGGCTGAGTTTCGAGAATTTCGAAGGCAGTCTTCGAATTTCGGGAAACCTTTGCCTCTTCCCCATCCTTCGCCTTGGCGAGTGTCGGGAACACTTCGTTGAAGAATTCAACCACACTGGTGTCGTTATACCGCTTCGAAGCAAGGAACTGAGCAACTTCCCGATAAGTACCAAGCTTCTCCTGAGCAACACCCAAGGTCTTCTTGACATAATCAGGATCAAATGCTTTCCGATGGTTGACCTTAACCTGAGAATTCTTTTTCTGAGCATTCAGAGCAAGGCTCAGAGTATTGTTGCAAACCACCCGGATCGGAGTCATCCGAACATCGATTGCAGACCCGAACTTATGAGGATTGGTAAAGAGAAGATACTGATCAACAACATCATCCTTAACAACCTCAAACGATTCGTTGACCTTGGCAAGACCCCAGACAAGCTGCCCATCCTTCAAAGAACCAGCAGTGTGCATTTCCATGTCACCGGCCATCACGAATTCATTGAAGAACTGAAACGCTTCGCTGTTCTGGAGAGGAAACCAGCCATCACTGACAACATCAAGCACTGTACCGTCTGAAGAACGAACCAAAGCTTGTTTGTTCACCCGGTTGCCGGTAACGGTCTTCTGTTCACCAGCAAAATTGTAAAAGAGATCGGTACGCTCAACCGTCCAATCAAGACCAGCCTCTACAAGCATCTGATCCGGGGTAAGATCGGCAAGAACCTTCTTACCAAGACCATGCCAAGGAACTTGTCCAGCGTAGGCCATTGTTTCTACATTATGCGACATGATATATATTCCTTCATCTTATTAACTTATGATTTGAATATAGTCCTTTTGATAAAATAATGCAAGCGATATTTTTAAAAAAATCATTCAATATTTTCGATACCAACATGATCACAAAAAAGGTGTACCAATCCACGCTCTCTTCCGTAAGCTTCAATCTCCCACGGATATTCCCAATACGCTTTGTCGTCATCTTCCTCCCAAGTTGTCTTAGTCCATTCACCATGCCACTTGGACTTCATGTTCACACCTTCCATAAGCTCACCGTTAGCCCATTGTTTGATGTGCACACATTCATGAGCTATATCAGATAGCAGAAGAAACATATCTTCCCTCAGATGAAGGTTCATTGTGAACTCTCTTGGGCGATGGTTTCGATCTTCCCATATAACATCTGTCTGGAAATTCTTGTTGAAACAAACGTGGATAACAATCTTATCTAATACTCTTTTAGAAATAAAACGAGAAAGGCAGAATCGGATCATCTGCTTAGTTAGATTTCTTGTCATCCTGTTCTTTTTTGAGTGAGGAAGACCCCGTGTGTTTATTTGCATTCAGAATATTCCTGACATAATCTCTAAATCCGTCTTTGTGTTCCTTACTAGAATTTGTCCATCCTTTGTAGGCATCTCCATACCAAGGTGATGTCATGAAGGATCACTCTTTGATGGTAGCTTAAGTTTAAGATCAGAACCAGCAAATCCCACACAAACTAGATTTGGATAGTGTCCCTCAATACCCTTCAAGAAGGACAATGCTAAAAAGTACCCTTCCTTTGAAGTGTAGATCACCAATGGAGTTGAAAACAAATCTTCACCATAAACAATCTGTCTGAAATCGTTCTTTTCGATGAAGTCTAGGATTTTCATATGATCATCATAGCATATGGATTCTCTCTGCATGGTAGTTTTTGAAGAGGGGAATTCTTTAAAGAACTCCACTGCCTGTTCGTTACGTTCTTGAGCTAATGCAGCAGCGGAAAGAATTGTCAAACCCCACAAGGCTAGTAATGCCCATGCCATAATTCTGAAAGTTTTTGTTGTCATCAACCTCTCCCCTCTAAATATTCTGTATCCAACTAAACATCGAGTGTGCTCCCACGATGCTTGGACTTGATTTCTCTCAGACGATCTTTGAAACCATCGTCTGTTTTGATCCGACCAAGACGTACAGGATCACCAACGCTAGGTGCTTTCACAATCTCGTGTTCGTAATCTGGATTTTTGGTCAAGAATTTTTGCAGTTCATCATACGTGCAAATCAACTCTTGAACCTCTTTTGTTTTCTTGTTCGCTACTGTGTACATTGGCATCTTTATAATGATCCTCTATTGTGTATGTCCCGCTCAAAATGATTGGGTCATTAAATCCGTCTTTGATTACCTCGATAATTTTATCATCTGCCAAAACATCAACCGTCTTTTGGGTACCATAAAGGATACCAGAGTCAAAGCCGCTCTTAAAGCCATTCTTGATACCCATAACATAAAATCTCCATGCGGCAAGAGCGATAACAACACCAACAACGAGAAGCTCAATAACAAACATATCAATCATTTTCTAT